TTGGCAACTTCAGAATAATTCTTTCCTTCAAACATTGCGCGAACCTTAGCCTTAGCTGATTCAGTCAATCCTTCAGTCTTACGAGTAACAAGTAATGCAGTCTCAAGATTGTCAAGCTTCTCCTGAAGAGCTAGTTTAACAGTGTAGGACTCATTAAGCTTGCTGGTCATATCAGCAGCCTTTCTCTCTGCAGCGGCAACGATTTCCTGGGAGTCATTGTCAAGAGAGATGAAGTGGGATTCAAACAAGGATTTGATTCCACCGATGATTGGCTTGAAGGTTTCGTTGATAGCAACGCTTTCCAAAAGAGAGTCAGAGATCTTGGTAGAGATTTCGATATCCAAGAAACGATCAAGATCACCGATAACGGTCTCTTCAAGCTTCTTGAGTTCGGCTTCGTACTCTTCATCAATCAACTGAAGCTTGGATTCAACAATTGCGGAGACCTGCTCAGCGACATACTTCTCAGCATATCCTTCGATCTTCTCAACAGCTGCGGCCTTGAAACGCTCAGTCTTGTCAGCATAGTCAGCTTCCATCTTTTCGACAGCTTCGTTTAGACGGGAGACAATTTCTCTTTCAGTGAACTCTTCTGCAAGAGCCTCAATGCGAAGGGTCTCTTCAGATACAAGTGCTTCTGCACGGATCTTGGCCTTCTCATCAATCAAGTCTTTAATAGATTCCTCAAGCTGAACGTAGTCTTCAGGGCTTAGGCTATCTTTGAATTTATCAAGTATGGACATTTTATCTCCTATTATTATGTAATTATTTATGGAACCAGTTAAATTGATTTTCTAAGTTTCTTAAGGAACTCGGACAAATCATTTGCTAAGTTTCTTGATCCGTGCGATTTGAGATTGTTATTAAATCTGTCAAAGGCAACTTCAATTATCTTATCACCTTGTATAATATATTCGGCGTTCTCAACAATGGACTCCACAAATGCAATCTGAGCTGATGGTTCGGAAACCAAATCAACAGTTAACAACTTGTAGTTTTCAGCAACTACACCATTTTGAAGAGATCCAAGACCGCGAGATGAAACTGCAAGCTTGATATTTTCTTTCATCAAGGTCTTTGCAATTCTACCGTCAGGAGTGTCAAGCATTCTTGCTACGCCATATCCGATAGTTCCATCCATATACAAGTCTTCTATGATGTGACAAGCGTCCTTAAGCATCACTGTTGGAGTTGGTGGGTGATCTAGTGCCCCGACAGCTCTATTAGTTTTGATCTTATCTGCATGGAATCTCTGAACTTCAGCTTCCATAATAGATTTAGGATAAACTCTTCCATTTCTATTCTTAGTCTCTGCTAAAAGAAATGGGCCCTTGATTCTAAACTGCTTATCAAGAGCATTATTACCTTCACCCTCGATGCAATAGCTAAGGTCTTCTGTAGTAACTAACTCTGTTAGTAGTTTATATCTTTCTTGCATTATTTACCTTTCTTATCTTTCTTGATGTCAGGTAGAACAACAGTTTTTATGACTTCAGAAATAAATGCAATTGCGTGGTCTATTCCCTTAGCTACCGGTGTGGTGTCATAAAAGATAGAAGCTGCGCTTTTTCCTTCAGATCCTTTCATTACAGTAATCTGAACTTCCTTTTTCTTATCATCCTCAACATCAACCATTACTTTGTAGCTGGCGCCAAGTGCAATGATTCCACCATGATTCTTATATCCAATGGAATCAAGTTTTGAATAAAGCTTTTCGGAGAATGTGCCAGTAGACTCAGTTAGTGAGCAAGGCTTCTTATCAGCTTTCATCTTTTCCACAAAAGCTTTCTTTTTGGTTTCAATACGGTCTTTTAGTTTAAGAGCGACCTTCTCTTCAAGCATCTGCTTTAGAGTGATGTAGTCTTTTTCAAGGACCAAATCAATAATTCTTTTTGTCATAACAAAAACTCCTTTTCATATATTTATGGAAAGGAGTTTTCAGTTTCTTAATTTTTAAGGAATCTTGATTAAGTCTTCACCAGGTGACTTGGTTTCTTCTGGTGTTTCGTCAGGTGCGGCACCCTTCTCTACTTCAGCACCACCTTCAAAATCTATTGTATTGTCCGGTGTTTCTGTGTCAGTAGGCATTGGTGGTGGCGCACCCTTTGATCCTGGCGCATCTGCTCCAGCATCGGCACCATCTTCTCCAGGAGGAGCTCCACCATCACCATCTCTTGCAGCTTGCTCATCAATTTCTTCCTGAATCATATTCTGTAGTGACTGATACTGATCATCATCCATTGAGAATACTTTATCCATGACGAATCTCTTAGCCCAAAGACCATTAGGATTTTCCTTAGAGGCAATATCTTGGCTCATCATTGATGCAACTTCCAAGCGGGATTTCAGATTCATTAAGTGCTTCTGTTCAGCAAACACGTTCTCTTCACAGAACTCAATATCAAAAATCTTCTCTTGGGTATACTTCTGATCAATCTGATTTGAAAGTCTAAGCTGAGTGGTTAGAAGGTCGATAAAGATTTTCTTGAATCTGTTTCTAAGTCTACCAACGAATCTTGAGAACTTAACTTCCTCTCTAGTTATTTCACCAGGAGCCATACCAGTAGCTACAGAGTTCATTGTATCTTCCCAGCGTGAACGAGGAATGTTCAAAGTCTTGTAAAGCTTTCTGAGCATATAGTTAACGTCTTCAATTTCACCCAAGTTCATTCCAGATTGAAGAACTTGTACATCGGTACCCTGTCCTTCTCTCTTTAAGAACCAGAAGTCGTGAGTAAGAGCTTGGAACAATTTCTTAGAATCAACTGCACCAGTAGTTGGATCATAATTGAAATCCTTCTTATATCTGGCAATTAGATTTCTGAGATACTCTTCACCCTTACCTGGTGGGATACGACCGGCTTCAACATTCCAAAGTCTACGTTCTGGAGCTCTTGTGATTCTGTAGATAACAACAGCATCTTCAAGATTTCTTAACATATTCCATGTTCTAATAGAAGGCTCTAAGTAACCCCTTACGTCAAGTGGGTTTACACCATATTGTCCGTAATTGAGATAGCATATTTGGTCAGTTTCAAAAGTAGTTTCATAAATTGTTGATTGATCCAATCTGAATTTATTAACTTTCTTTGTAGTCTGGATATATTTCTTAATTACATTACCTTCGTAAATCGGGTAAGTGTTAATTGAAGGAAGGACCTTAATGCCTACAATCTTAGTTCCCTTATCATTGAGAACCTTTTCTAGGAACAACTCAGATTCAATCAACCATGAACGAAATAATTCCCAACCTCTTTGTTCAAACTTGAGAACATCGTGGTAGATATAATCAAATACCTTACGAATGTGTTTCTCTTCTCTCTGAGGGATCTCTTTAAGGATCTTTAGTTTGACGTAATGGCCGTACTCGTCTGGAGTGATTGCTTCGTCACAGATGATTGAAAGAGCATCAACAACCTCTGGGAAGTAAGACATCTCTTTATAGGTTGCTACTTTCTGAGCCTTGCTTGAGAATATACTTCTAAAAGCAGTGCTTGTAGAATTGAAGTTGCCAGCAAGACCATAATTGTTTCCACCAGAGTATGCGGTCTGCATAGCGTCTATTAGAACTTCTTCCTCATGAGAAACACCTTGAGAGTTTCTCTGCATCTGATCTTCTCTCTCGGCTTCTAATTTATTCTTGCTTCTCAAAAAGAAAGAACTAAATGGATTCAAATTAATATTCATTGGTTTCCTATTACTTTATATCATCAAATATTGTTGGAGCTATTCCAAAAAATCTACTTAATGCTTCAATGGCATCTTCAACTGGATCAGAACTATCACTCTCACAATAGTATTTAATCATGTCGGAAAACGCATCATCCATAGTCATATTTTCTTCTTCAAGGCTTTCTTTAATCGCTCGGACTTTCTTATTGTGCTTTTTATGCACCTTAGTCTTTCTTTTCTTTATTTCAATCTCAACTGGAAGTGGTTGTCCAGAAATAAGTCTTGCTGCAGGTGTTCCTACCTTAGAAGCAAAAACATAATCTCCCATATTGCTGGTAGTTGTTCCCATGGGATATGATACTGGACCTTCGGAACCAGCAACCATAACTTCTCCACCCTCATCTTCATTAACTTCATCCTTACCAATCCCAAGAAAGTTTTTAAGCACACCAACAACTAATGGATAGAATCTGGAACTCTCATCATCAATCTCATATTTCTTTTTAACCAAGCGTTCAGCTTTCTTCCAAAGTTTCTCAACCGTTTTTGGTTTCTTGTCAGTCTGCTTGGCGAAAGACTTCATTAATGGTGTTGGCATTGTATTTCCTTTTTAGAAATATTTAGTTGACCCACCAGTTATTGAACGGATCTTTCGGAGGACACTCAGTTCCACCATCATATATTATGTCAACTTTCTCTTCATTAACAACTGCACTTATATCAATCAAATCATTTTCAGATGTAGCAGATGTTGATCCATAAAGGTATGTAAACATCATATCTGTTCCTAAAAGATTTGCTTGCTTGAGTTCATCAGAATATCTATAACTCTTATTCTTATATAGGTCTAGTTGAATAGTATAAGTATGTTTGCCTTGTAAGAAAAGATTATCTTCAGCTCTTACCATAACTACATTGTAGAACTCATGGTTATACTTTGAGAAAACTATATCACCAATCTTTGGAACATATAAATCATATACTCCAGAAGTTCCAAACGAATCAAATGTGGAAGCATAATTGAAATGTGTGATACTGATAAAGACTGGAAAGTTATCCTCTCCAGTAATACCTATAACACTTACTTTCTTTCCCTCATCTGGTAGTTCATAATAAGACATGAAATCAAACCGTCTTGTTATCATCTTGGCATTCTGTTCACCAAAAAGTTTATCAGCAGATAATGATATGGGATAATAAACCATCTGAACGCCATAGTTATTGAAGGCTTCCATTTGAAGAACTTCATACAACTCTCTTTCATTATTATACGCAGATGTTGCCTTTTGGATCCATCCATTAGGCATATCATCCCATTCATCATAATTAGCCATTTGTTACCACAAGATCGAATCTGCATGATTTCTCACGTCAGGTTTGTTTATCATTTCATTTGGATTCATTGGTGGATGTGATACTTGAATGTGCTGAGTCTGTCCATAAGGATTATTATAAGGAGGAGCATAGGGGATATCCAAAGGTCCTCTTGTAGTATAAGGAGCTTCAAAGTTTCCTTCAAGAATCATAGAAGCTCTTGACGATGCAGACATATCTTCCTTTATAGAAGCTTGGGCTGGAGCCGTCCGTCTCTGCTCAGGTTGTCTCTGAGGAGGTGTGCCATCATGTGTAGCTAACTCTTCAAGGAGATCTACTATATTGTTAATAGTAGCTTTATCTCCTTTAGCTATCCTGGAAAGAAGTCTTTCAATTTTTTCTATATCCATAATTCACCTTTTCATATATTTATTGTTTCATTTGTATATTCAAACTGTTGTTCTTCGTAGTAGGCAAGTCTATACTTCTCCCAGTGATTATAAGAATAGTTCTTAATGGCTTTACCATTATTCCTATATCTCATATCATCTACAACGTCCCATAGGATCATCTTATCCTTACTGGTATGCATTCTAAGTCCACGGCCGATAGATTGTAGAACCTTCACTTCCGATTTGTATGATGCGAAGAATATGATATGGTGAAGTTTTTTAATAGACACACCTGTGCTGAGCGTCTGATACGTTGCCACTAATATGACATTATCTTCAGTATCTATTATCTTTCTTATTCGTTCTCTTTCTTCTGGTTTAGTCTCTCCAGATATAGTATAGACCTTAAAGTCTTGGTAGTTATCCACAATGTGGTCTCTGACTTCTTTAAGATGTTCAATGCGCTGAACCAATAGAAGAGTATTCTGACCTCTTATAATTGGAACAAGCTTCGCCATTATCTTCTTGGTTCTATTAGCATATTCAAAAATATCTTTCTGCTCTGTAGCATAATCCATTCTCTGAATACACATCTTCTCTGGATACTTAGCGATTATATTCTTAATCTCTATCTGAGAGATAACACCTAAGTCGATGAGTTCCTTTGCGCCAAGCTTATATAGGACTGGACCAAGATAACCAACAATAGTGGCAATGGACGCATCATCTTTAGGCATAGTACCTGTGAGTCCTACTCTAAATGCTGCATTTTTGCAATTGGAACAGATTGTTGAAATTGATTTACCTGCTGCCAAGTGAACTTCATCAATTACAAGACCAGTAAATTTCTTGAAGAACTCTGGAGACTTGTTGTATATACTCTGCCATGTTGAGATAGTCACTTTCTTATTAGGATCGAATGACTTGCCAGCATAGATTAAATTACAATGTTCTTTGGCTTCAGTCCAACCATAAGATTCAAAGTCAGAGAACATCTGCTCAACCAAAGAGATTGAAGGAACTACTAGGAGAATATTCTCATTCATAGCAAGCAAATATCTGATGATAGAATATTGAATCAAACTCTTACCAGAACTTGTCGCTAACTGAAGAACTCCTCTCTTATTAGTCAAAACTTTATAGATGGCTTCTTGTTGGTAATAGCGAGGATATATGTTTCCATCAGGAGGGAATATGGCATCAACGAACGAATTAAACCTATCTTCAGTTATATCCGACCCGAACTCTTCAGTTCTATCAAAATTGAAAACGAAAGGATATTTGAATTGCTCACAGTAATCTATGAAGTAAGGAAGCAATCCAATGGGTAAAAGATTCTCTTTTATATTGAAGAAGGGTATCTTACCATTCCAGAAGCCTGCCTTGAATTGTGGGTGATACTTATAATTTGGAGCATAGAATGAAAGCATTTCTTTCAACTCCATAGCTTGACCTCTGGTCATTTCCAATTGAAAATATACTTCATTAACTTTGTTCAGATAAATAACTTCTTCGTTCATGTAAGTATATATCTGAACAGAAAAAGACATAAAACAAAAAAGCGACAGACATCAGTCTATCGCTTTTTAACACTTGACAAAATAAAAGAGTCGTCGCTCTTTTAAAAATCTTCAGAATCAGCTATGCTAGCATCAAGTTTGGAACGAGTCTTGCTAACCCTATCACGTCTTACTGATTTACTACCAGTATCTTTGAGCGGATTAAACTTCCCAGGAGCTGGTTCGTTTGTTTCTATCTCATCAGAAAAATCATCAACAATAGGATCTTCGGCTATTACTAACTTGATAACCTTCTCATCAACATTCTTCAAAGCATCGGAGATAGAGTTGACTGCCATACTAAGAACCTTCTTCATTTCAGGGGTGAATCTGAATAATTCTGAGTTCTTTGAAAGAGTATTAACTTTTCTCTTGGCATCACGAGACTTCTTCTCGGCTTCAATAAGTTTAGCAACTGGTGTTCCGCTACCATAGACATCACCTTCAACAGACATATACTTATATGCGAATGCCAAATTGGTAATGGCTTCCTTAATAAGTGTTAATGCCTCTTTGGTAACATCTACACCTTCATTTTCATTCAGGATGCGGAGTTCATCAGCTCTAATATCTATAAGGTCTTTTAATTCCATTATAGTTTTCCTTACGATGCGAATAGAGTAGGAAGGAACTTCTTGATCCAATCCTTGCCATTAACAGTCATCTTACCTTCAAGCATGAGTCCATACTTGGAGAGATCGTCATCTGCATCAACTTCCTCATTAACGAGCTGTTCTGCGATGTGTGCAACGAAAAGAGTTCTGATACTCTTCGAGGACAACTTAACTTCATCTTCCTCATTAAGATTGGTCTCATCAGAGATTACAGAAGGCAAATTAGAACCAGAATCAATAGTAGATGTCTGTGTCTCAATGCCCATAATTCCAAATCCTGCATTCTCATTTAGTAGTCCGTTCAACATTTCTTGAATTGTCATCTTTTGGATCTCCATCATTTATATTTGTATTTAGTTTCGGAGGATATTTTTCCTTAACCTTGTCAGTAGCATATAGAACAGCATTTTTCAATTGTTTATCTATATTAACCATCTCTTCATCAAGAACTTGTCGATACGCGGTCTCAATAACCGCTTCAATATCCAAATCATTATTAACCGTCATGTGCTGATCTGCAATTGCTACAATCTTGTCGATGTAAGTCCTTTCAGAATCAGTCAACTCAGCTTTGCTGTCATTTCTCTTTTTCTTTTCTCTATAATTTTTGAAACTTCCCATGTGATTATTTAGCCTTGTTTTGTCATTAGAGACGATTGAGGAGGGTCTATGATAGGGAGTGATATGAGATAATGACTTGACATAATTTAATCATATCAAGCACCATTCATCAATTTCTGCCAGTCAATATAGTTCTTTATTGCGAAGGAAAGATCCTTAATACTGTCTAAAGATTTGCCAACATATATCAACTGAACTTCTATCGAGTTTAATGTTGTACAGATTGTGATGTACTTTTTATCGGCATAAATTTGTGATTCTACTTCAGTCTTTGAATCCCATCTGTATTCTGATTCAAACTTGTAAAACTTGTAGAGTGTTCCATACATCTCACGCTGCTTATCTTCGGAAGACTTTTTGGCGGCATGTAAAGTAGCCAGAAGCTTCAAAAGAGACTGATGAACCGCGGCATACTCCATTAATTTTGTGGAGATATTATTGGCGTCAAATGTAAGTTTCTTTTCCAAATAAGTCTGCAACTGTAGAAACTCTTCTTCACTAAGCATTTAATTATTATCCTTTATGAGACACGAAGTGGCTCTATCTGTATGTAATCATCGACTATAAAATTAGTCGTATAGGTTATACCTACTTATTTAACGCTTCATCGCTTGTGCAGTCATTATCCTTACAGATAATAACTGTCTTACTTATGCTCGGCGTTTGTTTTGGTGTAGTGATTCCTGCACCAGAGAGGGTTAAACCCTCAGATAAAATATTCTTCGCTGCATTTACATCCCTGTCGTGTATAGCTCCGCAGGAACATGACCAGACTCTATGGTGTAACTGAAGATTTTTATTAATCTGACCACAGCAAGAACAAGTCTTGGACGAGGGAAAAAATCTTCCAACCTTGATAAAGTCTTTACCATACCACTTACTTTTATACTCCAACATACTTATAAATGTACTCCAGGACTGTTCCGAGATCTTTTTAGAAAGTCTTCGATTTTTGAGCATTCCAGAGATGTTTAAAGACTCCACACAAATCTTGTCAAAGGCTGTCACCAATCTCTTGGACAGATTATGCTGGAAGAACTGTCTTTGATTAGTGACCTTCTGATGTAGGCGAGCAATCCTCTTACGGTTCCTCTCATATCTTGAGGATCCCTTAGTTTTCTTGGCAAATCTGCGTTGTTCTAATTTTAACTTAGCTTGGTTCTCACAAAAGTTAAAATTATGTTTAGTTCCATCTGATAGTGTCACGAAGTCCTTGACACCAAGATCTATTCCAACTGCTCTCCCTGTCTTAGGAAGATGATTGACATTTTCTTCTACCGCTATGCTGACAAAATACTGTCCAGCAGGGTTTTTAGAAACTGTACAAGAAAGTAATCTTGAGGACTTAGGAATATGTCTGTCAATAACTATGTCTACAAGACCAATCTTTTCTAAACGAATCTTGGAGCACCGGATATCGAACTTTTTGTTAGGAAGTCTATAGGAATTGTGTTTAGATTTCTTTTTAAAAGAAGGTCTTCCTACTTTAGATTTCCTTTTGGTATTAAAGAATTGACTTTTAAACTCCTGAATATCTCTATCTTTTTGTTGTAAGGCTCCGGAAGATACTTCTGACAAAAAGGAATGGACTTTCTTAGGGTTATTATATTTAATATAAGGTGCCGCAGAAGTATTAAAAGACTCAACAAAGAGATTCCATATAAATCGGACACATCCAAATGTTTGATTAATCTTTAAGATCTGATCATTAGATGGAAAGATTCTATATTTGTAAGACTTATTCTGGATCACGAAAGTATTTATCACAACAATTTTGAGGATCATTTAGGGCACAGAGTGGACCGTACCTGACCGATAGATCTAGTTATTCACAATGAGTTAAGGCGTAGCCTAGTGTGATCTGAACGCAGTGAGGATCACACATGATATGAGAATGTATTAGACTGTGCCTAGAACATCCAGAGGACCAATGAAGAGTATTTACATTGGATTTAAAGAATCTTGACAAGACCCTTGTGGTCTTAGGGCGCAGCCCTAAGAATTGTCAATAATATGGAGTGGAGCGACTAGACAGAGTGATTGTCTATCAGGATCAGATAGATTCTCTGATGGAGCTTCACGGGAGAATTATTTGTAAGAATTTCTCGAGGAGGAAGTCTGACTGAGGAAGAAGTATTTGTTTTGGATTTTCGCTTCGCTCAAGTCACTGCGTGACTGTTCGTTTATTTTTTATAAGAATTAACGACTAACATTAATTAACAGAGCTTCGCCTTTACCTATATTCATGGAGCTCGTTTTGAATCGAGACCCTCATTTGATTTATAACTGATTATCTCTTCAGTTCTTGTCAAATGATTGAATATAAGTCAGGGATCGGCACTAAGTTCATTACTTAGTCAACAGGAATATCCGATAGCCTTTACCTCTGAACCCCTCAACACTTGCCTTTGAGCTTGGGTGTTTTGCATCTCTGCATCATTCCAACTCGGGGTTCCTCAACATACAGACAGATTTGTTCTTACTCTAATTCCCGAGCCTGTATGTTATATGTTCTTCACTTTATAGTCCTCACGAAACATCATGGACTTACTACTATTTATTTACTTACTCGATTTACTTTCTCTGTTTCTTACAAACATTATATCAATTTTAATTTTCAGTATCTTCAGAAGATTTTTGACTTCTAAGAGACTCTTGGACTTTATTTACATCAATCTTTCCATTTTCAAACTTATATTTTTTAGGATTCGGTCTATAATCTGGTCCGATGATTTTCTTCCATTTCTCTACACGCTGTGTATAAGTATTGGCTTTCATAACATCATACCCATGGAGCTTTTTCTTTCTCTTATCAGCTTCTTTTTCTGATGTGAGTTCTTTGGCTCTCTTATCTTTATTGTGCTTATTCCAATTCATACGTTTCATAATATCCTCTTTTTATTTCAAAGCAAATAATTTTAAATGTCGTCCTTGGATGTTTTTTCGTTACTTGCTCAGCTTAGTTAGTTCTATATATGTATGAAGAAGGTAATCTATGTACATAAAATTGATCAGCTTAAAGTTTAAGAACATCATGTCGTATGGAAACTACGTCACGGAGTTCAAGTTTGATGAAGGTCTATCTTTGATCTCAGCTAAGAATGGATGTGGAAAGACTACTATTCTCGAAGCACTATCATTCAACCTATTTGGTAAGCCTTACAGAAATATAAAAATCTCTGAGCTTATCAATAGAAAGAATAAGAAGAATCTCTACACAGAATCTCTATTCCAAATTGACGGTAATAACTACACTGTTGTAAGAACTCTTGGACCAGCTAAACTTGAGATATACAAAGATGGTGTGATTCAAGAAAATCTTTCAGCAAAGAAGTTAGACCAAGAAGAAATCAATAAGCTTCTCGGAGTAGATTATAATATCTTCAAACTTATCATAGCCTTGTCTGTAAACTACAACAGACCTTTCCTATCATTAGGTGCTGGTGATAAAAGAGATGTTATGGAATCTATCTTCAATATCAAAGTATTTGGTGAGATGCTGTCCAAGTTGAAGAAAAGAATGTCTGCAGTTAAGAGTGAGAAGATGATCGTTGATGGATCTATCAAAACTCTTGAAGCATCCATTAAAGTACTTCATGGTCAAATCAAACAGATAGAACATAGTATGGACGACTTCGATTCTAAAAGAAATGCAGATAGTGATAGAGTAAAGAAGCTGCTTAAAGATGCAGATAAGAAACTAATATCACTTGAGAAATCTGCCAAAGAGTCTAAACAAAAGATGGAAGAGATAATAGTCGTTGATGTATCTGAAGAACTTTATGAGGTTCGTACAGAAATTTCAAAACTAGAATCTAAAGTTGCTGAACTTAAAAAGCAACTGGCATTCTTTGATAAGCATGATGAGTGTCCTATGTGTGGTGTCGAAATGTCGGAAGATCATAAGAATAAGGAACTCTCAAAATTAAATAATGAGATTGATTCACTTCTACCTATGATTGATACGTTAAGAGCTACAAAGGCTCTCTATGACTCTCAAAACCGGCAGAACAATGATCTCATTCAAGACAGAATGAATCACAGTAATCACATCTCAGAGTTAGTTTCCGAAGCCAAGACGGTTCTCAAAACAATCGAACTTTATAAGGCACAACTAACCGAGATAGAAACTAGAACATATTCATTGGACACCACAAGCATAAAAGATGAGTATGATACTCAGATTGCAGAGTATAAAAGAATAACTGCTCTGAGCGCCCAACTTCAATCAGATATGATATTGAATGAGTACGCTGCCAAGATGTTAGATGATAATGGAATCAAGTCGTACTTCTTCAAGCGATTAATCCCTATTCTAAATAAGAAGATAAATGAGTATCTGGAACTATTTGAACTTCCAGTTAAAATATCATTTAATGAGTTCATGGAAGAAAAGATCAGTATGCAATTGTCCAGTGATCTGGATATATCTTACATGAGCTTCTCTGAAGGCGAAAAGAAAAGAATAGATATTGCAATTCTTCTTTCCTTCATCGAGACTACAAAGATACTTTCAAATTGGAATTGCAATGTCATTATGTTTGACGAGGTACTTGATAACGCCACTGATTCGGAAGGACTTGATAAGTTGCTTTCATCCATAAAAGATTTGACTACAAGAGATTCCAAGCTTTGCTCATATATAATCTCACACAGAGATGCAGATTCTGATCTTTACGACAGAAAAGTTACAATAAAGAAAGTTGCTGGATTTTCCAAACTACAAGAGACCAAATGACTGAAATAATAGAACCGATAGAAAAAGTTAAGAAGAAGAAAAAAGGTTACTTTGATAACGAACACATGATAACCATGATGACGTTAAAGTTAAAGATCAGGGACTACCTCTTCATACAATTTCTCAAGGAAGAGAACGGTGAACCGACTAGAAAGAGAGGATTCAAACTTATTCAAGTGGATCCTACTCTTGACTATGATGGTGAAACTATTACTCTTGCTGAACTCAACAACCGTTATGATAAAGTGAATAACGAAGTTGGTAAGCTTTATGCTAAGGTTGCTGAAGGTATGATGAAGAGACCAAACTTTATCAATTACCCACCAGATCAAAAGGTCGACATGATCTCCGATGCTTTGTTCTATATGTCCAGAGCTGGTGAGCGTTATGATATTAAGCAACCAAATCCATTTGCATACTTCTCTCAGATTACATTCCATTCTTATCTCCAAAGTATTAAGAATATGAAGAAGAGAATCGGTATGCTTGTGAGTGTTGATCACCTAGAAAACTTTGACGGCTCTGGTGAAGAATGAAAGTCGCATTGATAACAGATACTCATTTTGGAGCTAAGAAAGGTAATGAAGTTTACCTAGAATCTCAGATGCGATTCTTTATCAATCAGTTTATACCGTACCTTAAGAAGCACGGTATAGACACTATCATCCATCTTGGTGACTTCTTTGACAATCGGATCAATATAGATTCGAGAGTCCTAAACAATGTCATTGACTTGTTTGAAACTCATCTGAAAGATTTTAAAGTTCATGTTATAGTTGGAAATCACGATTCATATTTTGACACAACTATTGAAACCAATTCGGTCAAAACATTAAACACATTTTCAAATGTAACAACCTATAGTAACATTAGTGAAATTGAACTTGGTGGAAAGAAGATATTGCTTTGTCCTTGGGTTACCAAGAAAGATCAATTCATTTCTACTCTTGATCAGTATAGTTCAGATGTTTGCATGGGTCACTTTGAAATCGCCAAGTGTCCTATGTTTAAAGGCCAACCTAACGAACATGGATTAGAGCAATCTATATTCCTATCAAGATTCAAGTTAACTTTATCTGGACACTTCCACACTAGATCAGAGACTAAGTTTAATGGCAATAGATTAATCTACATTGGCAATGCGTTTCAGATGACTAGAAGTGATATTGATGATGAGAGGGGGTTTTCAATCTTGGACCTTTCTACATTAAAAATCAAGTTCGTAGAAAATTCTGAATCTATGAAATATGTTAGTTATAACTATCCAGAAGTTTTGACAAAAGAAAATGTGTACAATAATCATGTAGACATCTCTGTTGTTTATGATGAACGGTATGATGAGGCAGCTGTCCAAAGTTATATCGAAAGATTAGAATCTTTTGGACCAGCTTTACCAATAAATCTGAAGACTATAAATAGAATCACGATTGAAACTACTGATGATATAGAATCAACAAGTATTTCTGATCTTATAAAAGAGTATTTGCAAAAATCTGATATTGAAATAGACAGAAGAGACCCTGTTGAAAAATTGATATTGGGCTTATATGAAGAATGTAATTCGGAGAATTGAATGTTTGTTTTAGAATGTAATGAAGAATCCTTTGAAGAGTTGGTTGTTAACTCTGATATTCCAGTTGTTGTTGACTTCTACGCACCATGGTGTGGCCCTTGTAAGATGATTAAGCCTCAGCTTGAAAAACTTGCAGAAAAGTATCAAGGTAAAGTAAAGATTGTTGCTATTGATGCTGACGAGAATCAAGACCTGGTTTCTGAATATCAAGTTCGTAGTCTTCCAACAATATTGTTTTTCACAGAGACTGCCATAACAAATGATATTTTCGTCGGCACAACATCTCCTTCTAAGTTGGAAGAGAAGATATTAAAACTTATAGGTGAAGCATGAGTCTAAAAGATTTCAAAGAAAGTGTTCAGAGTTTGACAGCGGACAACGAGCCATCTGTACATAAAACAATTACACCTATTAAGAAGAACGTCCTTCTTAGTTTTGTGTCGGACGCTACTGGATGTGGACATATCCGAAATGTATTTCCTCTAACTTATCTCAATGCGTTATTCGGAAAGAATGCTGATATTATCCCAATCATATCTCCAATGTTTGTCTTCCAAGAAGATATTTTGGTAAGAACAAAAACTATTTTGTTCCAGCGTCAAATGTCTCCAGAACATTATCAGATTGTTCTGAAGTACAAGGAAGCTCAACCTCGATATGGTTATAAGATGGTCTATGATATAGATGATTTTATCTGGGGTAGAAATGAACTCCAGGGTGGATCTAAGGAAGATGGTGTTCCTAGTTACAATTTTGGTTGGAAAGGAATTACTGATACTATAAAGTATCACTCTTTGGAAATAATCAAATTGATGGATAGTGTTACAGTATCTTCAGAATATCTCAAGTATCATTTGAGTGAAGTTGAAGGAATCAAAGTTCCTATCAATGTTCTACATAATTCCATTCCAATGTACTTCTGGGGTAATACTAGAAAGAAGGGTAAGGTTAATCCGATCAAGACTCCAAGAGTTCTTTATACTGGATCACCAACACATTATAACAACCAAGACAAGCTTCTTGGTGACTTTGATAATTCCTATAAGGACTTCATCATAAAGAATGTAAATGCTGGTAAGATTCAATTCACTTGCATGGGAGATCTTCCATGGTTCTTTGAAGGGATTAAAGATAAGATCACAGTCATTCCTTGGTTGAACTCTTATCAGTACCACTTGGGTGTGAAGGGTGCTAATGCGGACTTTGCAATTGGACCTCTTGTCAGAAACAATTTCAATTACTCCAAGTCTTACATCAAATACCAAGAAGCTTGCGCTGAAGGTATTCCTTTCGTAGGATCTGTATTTACAAACGGTAAGCCAAGTCCTTACGATGTTTGCAAACTCAAGACTCCTGACACTGTTACTGTTGAGCAAATTGAAAATATAGTATTCGGTCTTAGCAATGATGTTGCCGCTTACAATAAAATCATAGCTGATCAGTATAGATGGATTGATACCACTGGTGGATATCTTGAGTCTGCAAAATATGTTCAGAGTTTGACAGCGAATTATTTCTAAGGATCAAATATGATTGAAAAATACTATCCAATCACAATGTGTGGAGCATACTTTACTTCCGAGTATATTGATGTAATTAAGAAAATAACTTTCGGTATGACAGATGATGACGGTGATTTTGAAATAGTAGATCATGTAAAGGCTTTCCTTGAAACTGAAACTGATATGTCTCAATATCCAGACTACATGAAAGAAATTGTCATGGTCGGTAATGATGACATTCTTTACGAAGAAAAGGATATTGAAGAGGGATACTACATCGGTATTCCTTTCTTTGAAGTTCCTGAACACTTCTCAGTCAAAAGAGTTTGTATAGATGTGCGGAACTTATTCGTATCATCTGGATTGATATCCGATGATATGCATCCAGACACCATACGAGTCTTTAGCAAGATCCTTAAGGTTGAAGAGAATGTGGAAGCTTAAAGAGTTTCTCGGAAACATTGTAAAGTTTCTGAAATCGGTCTTAGGACCAAAAGCAAGTGATTCAGTCTATAAGAAAAGGCTGGACACTTGCTTTTCTTGTACATGGAACATTACAAAAGGTGATAGTAATTATTGTCGAGAGTGTGGATGTCCTAAAACAAAACTATGGCCGTTCTCAGAATTAAAAAGAAAATGCCGTTATAAGAATGCTAATTGTCCAAGACAGAAGTGGATTGAATAACTGGTTGTTCTCACAAATTTAAAATGCTATAATTCGTATTCGTGAAAGGATGCGAAAATGAATGTGGTTCAAAATTATAAAAAGTTATTAGATAGAAATGCCAGAGTCCTTAATGTATACCATAAGGATCTCGATGGATGCGCTTCTTCTATTGTAGTTAAAAATGTTTTCCGTAATGTGGAGTATAAAGACCTTCGTTACGGATTTGTTGATAAGTATCTCGCTACAGTTGATTACAACCGATATGATGTTGTATTGTTGACTGACATCTCTCCAGAAACTCCAGAGCCGTTTACATTTTCTGATAAGATATTCCTATTAGATCATCACGACTCTGCTGTTGGATTTCATAACCCTGAGAAGAATAGAATTGTCGTTCCTGGGGAATCTGCAGCCAGACTTGTAAAAAAGTTCTTTGAGAATCTCCATGATTTAGATATGAGTTATTTAGATGTTTTTTGTTCCGCTGTGAACGATTATGATATGTGGATAAACAGTATTCCGGAGGGTTGGATGCTAAATGAACTTTACTTCAAACTCTGGGATGAAAAGTTTAGAAACAGATTCAAATCAGGTAACATGATTCTCACAGACGAAGAAAAATCTTATATCAAGGAACGAAGAATGGCTCTTATTGAAAGATATAATAGCCTTACAATATATGATTCAGATATCATAAATGGTTGCTTCTTCTTCTCAACAAACTTTGTTAATGATCTATGCCATAAACTTATTTCTGAAAAGAAGTATGACTTTACAGTGTGCATTAATCCAAAGACCAAGAACTGCTCTGTGAGGACAAGTGACCGAATTGATATGCACATTGGAAATATTCTAAAAGAGATTGACTTAGGTGGTGGACACCCACACGCCGCAGGTTTCATGGTAGAAGAGTATGAAGATGTGGAAGACAGTATTAATAAGATTGAAAAACATCTTAGGGACAACTATCCCCAAATAAGGAAATAACATTGTTTACCAACATATATTATGATGAATATAAAGGAAAGATGCATCTATGGGAACTAAACGAACAAGGTAGAATACAGCACATCGTTGAAGACCATCAGATAGAATATTATGTTGAGGACGACACAAAACGATCACATACTACAGATATCTATGGTACACCAGTAACAAAGAAAATAGCTTCTTCAAGAAAGTCGTTGAAGGAGTTGAGAAACAGTAATGTTAAAATGTACGAATCAGATATCTCGGAAGAGGTTAAGTTCTTACATAAGAGATATGCTGATAATGACTTTCGACCAAATGTAAATAATTACAAGGTTGCCAATATTGATATTGAAATTCAATCTGGTAATGAGTTCCCTGAACCAGATGATGCTAAGTATCCTGTCAATCTAATCACCATTGATCTGATACGACAAGATAAGTTCATAACACTTGGCTTGGAACCTTATACTGGTGATATGAATACTTGGACGAACTTCGAGTACATTCATTGTCCAACAGAAGAAATGTTACTTACAAGATTCTGTGATATTCTGAAGAAAGAAAAAGTTCAGATCATCACTGGTTGGAATGTTGCAGACTTTGATATTAAGTATATCTGCAATAGAATAGAGAATCTAGGTATTGCTGACATGGCATGTATGTCTCCAATAGGAAGAGTTATAAAGAATCGCAAGGGTATGTTTACTATCCCTGGCATCGCAGTATTGTGCTTGATGGAACTATATAAAAAGTTCTCATACCAAAATCAATCATCTTACTCTCTTAACTATATCGGATTGCAAGAAGTCGGTGAAGGTAAGTTAGATTTTGAAGGTCAGATCAATGATCTTTGGGCAAGAGACTGGAACCTTTTCGTAGACTATAACGTACAAGACTGTGTGCTTGTAAGGAAGATAGAGAAGAAGAGGAAGTTCATTGACCTTGTAATTAATCTTTGTACACAGACTAGAACCCCTTTTGGTAAAGTATTCTCAACCATCGCAATTGTTGAAGGCTATATGCTCAGATATATGCACCGTGAACACATGGTGTTTTCTGATAGTCCTTTCGATAATGATGATGAGGAAGAAACTATTGAAGGTGGATATGTTGAAACTCACCCTGGGTTCTATAACTTCCTACTTTCAATTGACGCAACTTCTGAATATCCAACTCTTGTCCGAATGATAAACATATCTCCAGAGACGAAGGTGTGGCATCCATCAGAAAGAGATATTCCGAATCTAATCAAAGCACACACTCCTGGTTTGTACTATAGGAAAGAACAAGGAATTATACCAAAGATTGTGACCGACATCTTTAACTCAAGAAAAGAGTTTAAGGCGTTGATGGAATTGGCAGCAGAGAATAAAGATAGAGAATTGGAAGAATATTATGATGCTCAACAGCTAGTAAGAAAGATTTTGATTAACTCCATCTACGGTTGCTTGGCTAATAAGTTCTTCCACTTCTTTGATTTGGATAATGCTGCAGAGATCACTCTTGGTGGCAGAACTGCGATTCAATATATTGCTAACTGCATAAATGAATACTTCTCAAAATCATTTCCAGAACATGCTGATATGTATTATCCAAACACCAAAATCAAGGTTGGGGATGTTCCAAACAGACTTGTGAGAGTTATAGATACAGATTCAAATTATATTTGGTTTGAACACGTTTACAAAATGACTAGATCAGAGAATCAATCATTCTTGGATTGGTCACTCGACTTTGAAGAAAGAATATTCAATCCATTCCTCAACAGATGTATGGACATCTATGCTGAAAGATATAACACAAAGAATCTTCTGTTCTTCAAACGAGAAAAGATTATCCTTAAACAATATGTTCAGGCTAAGAAAAAATATGCCACTCTAATCATAGCCAATGAGAAGAAGATTTATAAAGAACCAACTTTAAAGATCACTGGCATTGAAATTAATAAATCAGATCTCTGTGCATATAGCAGAAAGAAGATTAAAGTCCTATTGGAAATTATGTTCGAGGGTGATGAGTTCTGCGTTCCTAACAAAGATAAAATGCAGGAATACATCAGAAAATGCTATAAAGAGTTTAAGAAACAGACCATAGAAGATATATCTGCTCCTAAGGGAGTTAATGATTATGATGGTTATTACAAGGGCTTGAAGCTAACACTGAATGATGGTACCCTTGTTTATGTCAAAACTGAAAAGTTCTCTTCCGCAAAGAAGGGTGATCCTTTTGGAAAGAGTGCAACTATCGTAAAGAAAGAACCATTCACAGCTGATATGGAAACTTATATCTCTGGTACTCCTATGCACAATAGAGCTGCCATAGTATATAATTTCATTATCAAATCTGAACAACTACCCTACATGGAAATCTTCAACGGCACGAAATTGAAATATGTTTTCGTGGAAAGTAAAAATAAATATAAGACCAATGTAGTTGGATACATTGGAAATTATCCGAAAGAGTTTAACAAAATATTCAAGATTGATTTCAATGAACAGTTTGAAAAACAATTTAGAGCCATCGCACAGAGAATGTTCGATACTCTAGACTTCGGAGTTATAACACTAAAAGACAGTAAAATAGTAAGTATAATAGAGGAAGATTAAATGAAAAAAGATAACCTAATTAATAGCAAAGCAAGTTCCTTGATGGAAAGAATTATGAAGAATAGCACTATCAAAAAGACAGAAACTTTGGTAGATTCAACAATTCTTCAAGAGAAACCACAGATTCCTACACACATACCTATGATGAATCTCGCATTGGGTGGAAGACTTAACGGAGGATTAACAGCAGGTATAACTACCATCGCTGGTCCTTCCAGACACTTTAAAACATCATTCGCACTTGTTATGGTAGCAGCATATCTTAATTCGGATCCAGAAGCAGTTTGTGTATTCTTGGATAATGAATTTGGTGCTAAGAAAAGCTACTTTGAACAGTATGGTGTGGACATCAATAGAGTTATCCATATACCTTTTGAGGACGTGGAACAGTTGACGTTTGAAAGTATGAAGCAGTTAAGCGAACTTACGGAAAAGGATAAAGTTATATTTCTTATTGATTCTGTTGGTAATGCCGCATCAAAGAGGGAACTCGATAATGCTCTTGCCGAGAAGAGCGCATTGGATATGACCAGAGCAAAGTCTCTAAAGGCTTACTTTCGAATGGTTACTCCTGTTCTTAACATTAAGGATATACCAATGATTTGCGTGGCGCATACTTATAAAACGATGGAGATATATTCTAAGGATGTTGTAGGTTCTGGTGTTGGTATCATTTATGCCTCAAATACTGTATGGATCATAAATAAGAATCAATTGAAAGAGAAGGAGGATGTTACTGGGTCCAAGTTCATAATTAAGATTGAAAAGTCTCGATATGTCCGAGAGAGGTCACAGTTCCCAATCACAGTGAGATGGAACACAGGCATCGCCAAGTGGTCTGGTTTCGAGGACCTAGCTCTTGAACTTGGAATTATATATAGCTCAAAGATTTCAAGGTCCGGTGCATACTCTTATGACACTATCTCAGGTGAGACTATGCAGGTGCTTGCGTCCGAAGTTGATTCTAATGACAAGTTCTGGGAAACAGTCATTAAAGAAACTGATCTACTTGAGAGAATGGAAGCTATGTATGCCATAGGAAAAGTTCCGATGGATCAAGTCGTTTTTAATGAGGACTTCTCTGAGGAAGAAGCTGCTGTATAATTGAGTCTGAAGGGAGATGAATATTCATCTCCCTTTTCTTATATAAGGTATAAAGATGCACTGTGTTTATAAAATAACTTTTATTGAAAGAGAAAGACAGAATATCTATCCATGTTACTACATTGGATCAAAAGGTAATGTGGATGTTCGTGATGGTGTGATGTATAGAGTTGGTAGAAAGAAACCTTATTGGGGAAGCCCGTCAGATAAGTCTTATCCAGAAGCACTTAAAGAACCAAAGAAAATGGAAGTACTGAAATACTTTGAAGATTACACTGAATGTTTGTCATATGAACGTGCTGTTCATATTGAAAATGATGTGATAATAAATCCAAAATATTTTAATAAGAATTATGCTGTAGAAGGAACATATAGCCATCCAGATTACGGATCATTTAAACATAATGAAACTGGTAAGACTATTAGACTGCCATTAGATCACGCAATGGTTTTAAATGGAACTTATGTTGGTTCTACTAAAGGTGTTCATCAAACAGAAAAGTGTAAAGAGAAGAAGAAACGATTTGGTAAAGATAATCATTTTTATGGAAAAGAGCATACTACAGAATCTAAGAAAAAAATTGTTGATGGTCAAAATGAATGGAAAACAAAGAATCCAGAAGCGTATGCTGAACATATAGAAAATGTTAGGGCTCATATGACCAGAGTCAGTCGAGGAGTTCCAAAATCAGAAGACCATAAGAATAAAATTGGCCGTAAAGGTATGGCGATGATTAAGAATATTGAGACTGGTGAAGTTAAAAGATTGTATATGACTTCTGATGAGTATATTAATAGAGATAAGAAACTTTGGAAAACACCTTATCAAATTTCATGTGATAATGGTACTGTTCCAAAGGTAAAATGTGATCATTGTGGGAATATGTTCAATAGTGCCATGCACACCAGATGGCATGGAGATAACTGTAAGATGAAGCCAAAAGATTCATCCAAGTTAATAGACATAATAGAATAACTGTTGTTGACGCGAATTTAAAATGTTATAATGATTAAGAGTTAAGGGAGAATATGAACGAAACTGATAATAAAATACTTTATGAGAAATTACTAATCCAATATATGTTTACAGATGTTGAGGTTAGAGAAAAGTTGTTACCTTATCTTGACGCCAAGGTATTCTCAAACTTCAATCATTCACAGATAATAAAAGAGATACAGTCCTTTCAGGAGAAGTATAATTCATTTCCAAAGGTAAATGAACTGAGACTATCAATGTCCAGTGAAGATACTTATGATAAGTTGACTGACATAATGAATATTGATAATTCCGAATATGGAAAGGAATTCATTCTATCAGAGCTTGAAGAGTTTTATCGGAAGAGCTTAATGCTTAATGTCTTACTTGATGCCAATGAGAATCTCTCTGATGAGAGTTCTGCGTTGTCGGATATGCCAGATAAGATGCGTGAGGCGCTCTCATTTACGTTCTCCAACGAGATCGGCACGTCATTCGTAGATGATGGTGAGAAGATTTACGATGCTCTTAATTCGAAGGATAGAGTCATTTCCACAGGCATTAAGATTCTCGACAAGCACACTGAAGGTGGCTCGCATGAGAAAAGTCTTAATTTAATTATGGGTGGTACCAATATTGGTAAATCTTTAATTATGTGCGGATTATCAGTAAATTTTTTGCTTCAAAACAAAAATGTGTTATACATTTCCTTAGAGATGTCCGAAGAAAAGATTTCAGAACGAATCTTAGCGAATATGTTTGACGTGGAAATTGGCCATCTTAAATTGATGGAAAAGAAAGCCTTTATGAAGAAGCATGATGCCATTCGCAATGCTTTGAAATCAAATTTTGTGGCGATCCAATATCCAGCAAAAACTGTAAATGCTAACAAGATCCGTGCAATTCTAAAAGAACTGAAGATCAAAAAGAACTTCATTCCAGAGGTATTGGTTGTTGATTATCTTGGGTTGATGTCTACAAATAATAAGACAAAGGATTCCAACTCCTACTCTGAAATGAAAACGATTTCAGAAGAACTTAGAGCAGTTGCAGTTGAATGTAATCTTGTGTGTTGGTCAGCAGTTCAAACTAACCGTAATGGTATTAAGAGTGTCGAACTTGACTTGACAGATATTGCAGATTCTATTGGAACGGCAGCAACTGCAGATCTAATCATAGGTGTATCTATTACTGATGAAATGAGAGAAGCTGGAAGATATATTTGGATGCTGTTGAAAAACCGATATGGTATAAATCAACAAAAGATGCACGTTGGTGTATGCTTTCCAAAGATGCGGATATATGATATAGATGATAACAATGACGCTACACCTGTGAAGAAACCAACAAATAATTTGGTTGATGATGCTGCAGTAGCTGCAATATCGGCTATAAGAAATAATGGTAGAGTTAAAGTAAATAACATTGCAGGTATAGAATGAGTGAAGGGAATACTATTGACTCTTTCATGTTGGATGAAATCCGTCCAAAGAAAGATTGCATGGTTAATAGAGATTTGGAATCAGATATATTCAAAAATCTTTCAAAGGAAGTCTTTTCTACAGAGATGGAGAAAATGGGTTTCGATCTTATGTTGGTTGCTAATGGTAGACGAAATAAGAATGAACACTTCCATAAGTTTAACATATTCATAAAGATGATGAACTCCGAAAAGAAGTTTAGCATCCATGATATGGCACTATACTTGGAAGAAGATTACTTTGATATGAAAACTGTAGCCAACTGTTTCAATGAAGAGAATCTCTATATCCTTAGAGAGGAAATGACTTTGAAATATAATATCAAACAGAAGAAAACACGACTGACCTTAATCATAGAAGAGTGATATGATAACAATAAAACCCCAACATTTCTACCTTTTTCTAAGGAACGTGGATAAAGGTTTGATTGAGAATAAAGAAATTAAACAGTATGTGAGCAATGCAGTGATAAAGGTTAAAGGTATACACATGATCAATGGTTGTGATAAACTATTGCAGTTGTATAATAATAATCATTTTTCCATGAAGGAATTTTGCTTACATATACTGTATAAGCTACTCATGGAAGGTGGAGGTAGAGAGTTCCTCTATAATCCATCGAAGTGGGATATTGAAAGTATTTCTAAGGTGTCAAACTTATTTTCCGAAGAACGGAATAGAAAGGATCAGGATTTTATAATTCAGGTCTCTAAAAAAACTGGGTTTGATTCCATACAAAATTACTTTAATATAAATAGTAATGGTGAGAGCCTTGTGTATGACTTCATGAAAAACCAATACATCTCACCATTATTCATCTTACGCTATAAAAGCGCGTTTAATGTTTCAACTTTCCCAGAGAGTGCAGAGCATGAAAACGCAAGACGGATAATAGACGTAATCGAGCAAGTAATAAATCTAAAAATAATAAACTAGGAGCAAGTAAAATGGCACGTAAAATTGATTGGAACGCAGTAGCTAATGAGATGAAGACTTTTGATAAGAAAGGTGCAGGACATGGCGATAGAGCAGTTGATGTAAATCTATTCCAGCCTAAGCTTAAAGAAGATGGAACCTATGATGCAATCATCCGTTTCCTCCCAGCACCTGATATGGATATTCCATATGCTATCGTTTATAACCATGGATATCAGGCACCGTCTGGTAAGTGGGTTATTGAGAACTGTCCTAAATCCATTAATAAGAAATGTCCAGTATGTGATTCCGCATCCAAGATATGGGCTTCCGGAGATGAAGAGTCTGCTCGTCGTAGATTCAAGAAGTTCTCCGCATACTCAAACATCCTTGTAGTGCGTGATCCACAGAATCCAGAGAATGAAGGTAAAGTGTTTATCTTCCGTTATGGTAAGAAGTTGTTTGAAGTCATCCGTAACAAGATGGTTCCGCCTTCTACTCTTGACGAACCGTTGATGGTGTTCGACTATGATGAAGGAGCTAACTTCAAGCTCAAGATCCGTAGCAAGATTATCAATGATGCAAAGGGTAACAAGAAGCCTGTTCCGAACTATGATTCGTCAGAGTTCACCCAGCAGTCCACACTTGACGAGGCTCTCATTGAGGAAATCGAATCCCTCTTGATCCCTATCAAGCCTTACATCTCTGAAGACAAGTTCTTGAGCTTCTCCGAGCTTGAGAAGAAAGTTGCTGCTGGTGACGGCGTTGCAACAGCAGATAATGAGTCTTACACTACACCGGAAGCACCTGTCCAAAAGGCAGCAGCTCCGGCAAAGAAAGCCGCATCTTCTGCAGCATCTGACGAAGATTTCTTCGCAAGACTCCGTTCCGGAGGATAAGATAATTGGTTTTCAATAGATTCATATTGGAGACCTATGTTGAGAGAGCCCTGGGAACTTATGCTTCCAGGGCTTCTTTTCATTCTGGTCATATCATGTGTAGGTGTAAAGTTTGTGGAGATTCTGAAAAGAATCGTACCAAACGGAGAGGATACATTCTAAAAAGAAACCCGAAAGGTGATGGGGAATGGATTTACTATTGTCACAATGATGACTGTGATGCTAATAGCGGAATAAGAGTTAC